ACCTGGTGTAAATGAAGCTGACCCACCACCTGTTGTAGTGTTTTCATCTACATTAATATCATCATCAAACATAAAATCAGATAAAGCAGTTCTAACAACTCCTTTTAATCTACTTTCATCTTTAATACCAAATTCTTTAGCTACAGCGGCAGCAACAGCTTCAGCTCTTTTATCGTTAAGAGCTATTACTTTTGAAGGACTAATTAATTTATTTTCAGTTAAATCACTTTCAGATAGCTTTTGAACTATTCTTTTATATTCATCTGGATATTCATTCCTAAGATGTGTACGAACTTTATTTCTTAATAATTTAGCTGCTTCAAATATTTCTTTAAATACTGGATCATTTTTAGTTTTTACATATACCCCTTTAGCTGTATTAACTAATTCAGTAATATCATCAAATAGTTTATCATATGCTGGTAGGTATGTTACATTCCAAGAAACTTTTCCTGTTTCAGTGTCAATATCAGTTACTGTAAATTTAGTATCACCGTCTTTGCTAAAAGTTACTTTTCCTACTTCTTGTTTTCTTTTTGGAATACCAGTATCTTTTTCTGCTTCATCAGCAGAACCTTCTTTGGCCATTTCTCTAACTAAATTTTTGACTATGTTTTCTACCTTACCCATGTGCTGTATTTAATTCTTCTAATAGTGAGTGGTATTGAAGCAAATCAACTAAATGACTACTTTTAACGTTAGTTCTTTTATTTATTTCTACAATTAATTTATCAATTTCTTCTAATTTAATTTTTGTAGCTTTATCTGTAACTTTTGCTGTTTGTTCTTTTAGTGAAGATTTTATTTTAGCTATTTCTTTATTAAAGAATTTTTTTAATACAGGTCCATTATCTGCTGAGTTTATAAATTCTTTTAGTATTAATTTTTGTTTAGAATTTAATTTATCATATTTAGTATTAAAATTTTCTAATATAACATGATAAGTTAATGTACGTAAATCTTTATCATACGATTTAAATTCAGCTAATACTGTGTCTTTAACTTTTTTATTATCTACTGTACCACCAGATACATGCTCTAAAATATTAATTTTATTATCAACTACTTGTTGTGGGTTTGTAGATTTGTCTGTGTTATATATTTCTAATAAAGTATATAATGAAGCTTGTGCTTTATAATCATTTAATTTAGTTTTAAATAATTCTTCTAAATCATAATGATTTTTTAATTCTTTAATTAATCTATACTTATCCCCTTTTAATTTAGTTCTATTTAACTTTTTAGATTGTTCAAGTATAGTATTTAATACCATATTAGCTCTATGTTCTGTAAGATTTTTTGTCTTAAACATAGTTTCATATAATTTATATTCCTTCCCTAATTCTGTATTAACAAAATATTCTTTTATTATTTTTATTGCTTTGGAAGTTTTACCTGATAAAGTATCACTAGTAATCTTCTTTACTAAAATCTCAAAAAGTATACCAGTGTTCTTAAACTTTGAATGTTTTATATACATCAATATTTATTTTTTTATAAATATACTAAGATTTCTGTTCCTTAATATTTGATTCATCAAGAAGCGACGATTTTGCCTTATCTTGCTCAAATACCATTTGTTTTTTACTAGGAATAGAATTTAACATACTTTGGTGTTGTAAAAATTGGGTATTACCCTCTAACGCTAATGGACTCTTATTTGAGTCGTTATAATCTTTTTTCATACCTGCTGCACCTAATCTATCTTTTCCAAAATTACCATCTTGAGAATTTCGTTTAGATACTTTTTCAGTAGGTCTTCCTAATGGTGTTTTTTGATCTTTATCATAACCATCAGGTACATTTGCTGGGTTAGAATACATTCTACCTGATCCATATAATGAAGCTAAATCGTGAGGTGTACCATATGATTTACCAGTTTCAATTGGATCATTTCCTTCTGCTTCAAGTTGAGCTAATCTAAATGATCTTTTAGCATCTTCTCTAATTAAATCTCTATATTCATCAAATTGATCTTCACTTAAGTGGAATATATGTTCGTAAATCCAATCTGTAGGTAATAATTTAGTTTCTGTCATTTGAGCAGCTAAATCAACTTTTTCTTTCATTAATGCTATTCTTTCCTGATCATATATGATGGAAGGATTAGTTAATGATAATTCAAAATTACCTAATTGTTCGTCTCTATAACCTTGAGTATATAAATGAACTAATGCTATTTTATATAATTCTGATACTACAATTCTTTGTATACGTTCTATTGTACGAGCAAATCTAATATCTTGAGCAGCTAGAGTAGCTTTACCATCTGCATTTTCATCATAACCCATAAATTGTTTAGGTACTTTTAAAGCTGCAAATAATTTATCTCTTAGATATTCAACGTCTTGAATTCCATCCCATTGTAACCCATTTAAGTTTTCTATTTTAGTTGCCTGATCATTTCCTCTAACTGGTATATAGAAATCTTCTAATATGTTTTGCATATTATATTTTAAGTTATACTCACCAGTTTTTTCATCTACAAATGGAGTACGCTTTAATTTACTTAAAGTTTTTTCCATAAATGCATCTACTTCATTTGGAGGAATAGCTCCAACATTCATATAGAAAATACGTTTTTCAGGTGCACGTACAATTCTATGAATTAACATTGCATCTTCCATTAACGTATATTGTTTATATAATTTTCTAGCTGGCTCTAAATATGATCTACCATAAGGTAAGAAATTCATATCAGATAATAATCTAAAGTGAGCTACTTCATAATTATCAAATATAATTGAACTTGCTTGGTCAGCAGAATTTGGTACATTATAATAACCATATGTTGAAGTTGAAACTCCATCTGGTTCAAATCTAAATTTAACTTCAGTTGGATTATTCATTTTACCCTCATCATTATTATAGCCTACTTGTCCTTCAATTCTTTCAATATGAAACGCAGTATAAGGTATTACATTATAAACACCAAATTTTTCAGCAATTTCTAATTTTAAGAAGAAATCACCATACTTACACATATTACGAATCCAAGGCCATAAATTAAATTCTATATTTAATACATCATAAAATAAATTATATAATATTTTTTGTATATCTTCGTCAGCAGATTTAATGGATAATACTTCACCCATATCATTTTTAAGTGTAGATTCATCTGATACAATATCTAATGCTGAAGCACAAATAGCATCCATATCCATTGCATCATAATCTGAGTAAAGTAATGGACGCATAACTTGATAGTTAAATGCTGCTTGTTGTCCATAAATTGAAGTTCCTGAATTTGAGTAGATTCTATTAAATCTATCTACTAATGAATTTGTTTCTAAAGTACCTGTTTGCTGTGCTTTATTTATATCAAATGTTTTAAGTTGATTACCTCCAGCATTACGTATAATTACGTCTGTTGAAAATAATCTTCTTAATCTTGAAAATAAACCTGTATCTGCCATTTTATTTATTTATAAATATTATATTTATTATCCTACTAACCAGCTTATATCATGGTCTTTGCCACCTAATTTAACTTTATATGGGTTTTGTACATTTGAACCAATATTTCCATAACCCCCACTGTAGGATACTTTATTACTTTTTACACTCCCTAATGCTGCTCTTGCCATATCTAAACTTTGTTGTTGAAACTTCAATGAAGTGTCACGTAGGAACATACCAATCCCAAATGACATAACCAAGTCATCATTGTAGCCTCTTTGAGCTTCTGGTCTTCCATTACGCCAAACGAATACTTTCATTTCTTCTAATAAACGTCTTGAGCGAATAGTTACTGATTTATCACCAACAAATTCTCTAAATTTATTAATACATAAAGGTCTTGTTCTCATTGACATTGTAAATCCAGGTACCATTTCAGAATTACCTTCATATACTCTTAAGTATGATTCAGCTGTCATTTTATCTGTTTTAGGTGACTGATATAAATTTCTATATCCTCTTTCTTTAATTGCGTCTAATGTAGCCCAACCAATATTAGCATTTTCAACTACTAACATAGCATTATTATATTCTGTAGCTAAACCAGTTAAAAAATAACCAAATTCTTTAGGTGGTAATTGTCCTTTATATTCTGCAACTTGAGTATTTGTTTCAATATCAATTACATGACATGCAGAAAAATCTTTACCATCACCTCTAGCTACGTCAGCTGTAACCATGTATTCTCTTGAATAATCAGGTGACTCCCAAACCCATAAATTTTGGTCTACACCTCTTCTTTCTAATGGTTTTTGTATTGTAGTTTGATTTATAAAATCAATCCATTCAGAGTAAAATACAATATCACCAGAAGTACTAAAATCACAATCACATTCTTGTGCTGCCATTCTAGGATCCCCTAATAATTCATCTTGTTTATCTCTCCATAATTGATCTCTTTCAGGATGAACATACCAAGGTAATTTAATAGGTACAAAATCATTTTGGTTATTTTCTGCTGATACCCATGTTTTATGAAACCAATTTCCTGTTCCATATGGTGTACTTAATACTATAGCACCACCACCAGTTGCTAGTGTTTTCTGTGCTGAAGCCCATATTTCACCAATTTGGTCAATAAAGGCTGCCTCATCAATGAATAGCAAAGATACTGCTTCTGATCTACCAGCATCACTACTTGCAGATGTTGCTTTAATTATTGAACCATTACTAAGTCGTAGTGATAATTTATTATTTTCTTCAGCTGGTATTTTTAACCATGAAGGTAAATTATCATACATAAATTTTACCTTTGTAACCATGTTACGAGCTGTTTCTTGCTTAGTTGCAATACACAGTATATTTTTATCTTTATGAAATAACATCATCCATAAAGAATAACCTGCTGATAAAGTAGATATACCTAACTGTCTTGACTTAAGAATAATTGAATAAGGATTTTCTTGCATTAAATGCAATACTTTTTCTTGAAATGGAAATAAATTAAATAATATTCTACCTCTTTGTGGATGCTGAATATTACAATATTTTTTCATAAAATGTGCAGGATTCTTAGCACATTTAAGATACTCTTGTCTTATTATTTTTTTTAAGTCCTGGCTCATACTATTTTGGTAATGAATAGTCTATTACATGAATTGTGATAAGTGTACCTACAACTCCTCCAACTACTCCTACCCATGGTTTTTTATACCATTTATCTACTTTTCTTAATCTATCATCATATAACTTAATTTGCTCATTAAGAAGTTTTACTTGTTGAAGCCTATAATCTAAAATCATACTATCTTGTTTAGATAACATTTCATAGTTTCTAATTTGTGATTCTAAATCAAAAATTAAAATTGATTTTACTTCATCTTGTTGTTTTAAAGTATCAATAGCTAAGAAAACTTCCTCAAGTTCATCTTCAGGAATTTCAACTATGACTTGACTATAACAGTTAAACGTTATAATCGTTAATAAGATTAACAATATATTTTTCATACTACTTTTTCTTTCTGTATTTCTTCTCAAAACTATCTAATGTTTTTTTAGCGCCTTGAGTACTTTTTACTTTTGATTTTGTAGCTTTAATTTTAGAGGAAGTTTTTTTAATTTTAGATTTAGTTACAGCTTTATCTTTTTTTACTTTATCAACGTTTTTAGTAATAAAATCTAATTTTTCATTATTTGCTTTAACTCTTTTATTAAATTCTCTTTTACTTTGGCTTGATTTAGATGCAGCAAATATAGCTAATACACCGGCAATTGCTCCCCCAATTGCTACTATAATTTTAAATAGTTTTTTCATAACTTATGTTTATAATAAAGCTTCTAATTCTTTCTTTATTTTAGTTAATTCTCTTAATCTATCTTTTAATTTATCTTTTTCTGATCCTTCAGGAAGAGCAGAATATTTTTTAACTACTTTTCTCATTTCCTCCTGAGTAGCAGCTAGTTTATATCCAATTTTAGATAATGGTTCTCCTTTTAAATCGCCTGCTTTTGGCTCTTCATCTTCTTCTTTTAATTTTCTAGAATCATACATAACAATTTCATCATATGCTTTAGCAACATCACCTTTATATAATTGTTTTACAATTCTTTTACCTAAATATTCTAATTGGTCATCATTTAATGAATGAGGTCTACCCATATTTTCCAAATAAGCTTGACCTATGTCTTGAAAATCAGCGTAAGAATCATCTTCAAACACAGCAGTTGGTTCAACTGGAACATTATATTTATCAATTACACTATCATCATAAGTATGATTAACATACCCATCATCCTGAGATTTATCTGAGTCGTTTGCTTCTTCAATACCAGCGTCTTTTTTTAATTGAGCTGTTTTTTCTAATTCAGCATTATAATCTTGTTGTGCTTTAACATCTTCTTGATCTACTGCTTCTAGTATGTCAATTATTTCTTCTCTAATTTGAGCTTTAAATTCTGATTTTTTCATTGTAAGAATATTTTGTTATAAATATCACGAAAAAACTACTGATTTAACATTTTTTATACGTTCTTCAGTTGTACCTTGAATTGTTGTATATTTAACATTATTTAAATCAAGAATTTCTAATATTTTTTTATTAATATTATCTCTATATGTTGTGTCAGTTTCTCTAACTCCATTATCTTCCATATTAACACCTGCAGGTGATACATAAAATAAATAATCATATTCACTAATTAAACACTCTAATGTATGATTTAAAAAATACGACTCAGTAGCTGTCATTGATTTAGATAATGAATTAAATGCCATTACATCAATTACTGTTCTATCTGTTATAATATTTTTTTGCATTAATTCACTTGCTCGTTCAGATGCAAATACTAATTGACCTTTTAATGTTGAGTCAGTATTTAATGGAATACCCATTTCCATAAGATACTTCGAACGTTCTGTTCTAGAAGTATAATCTTTAAATTCAGGTAATTTAGCTAATTCATTTACTAATGTAGTTTTACCTACTGACATTGTGCCACAGAATCCTATTTTCATAACTTAGTTTTTTATTAATATACTAAATATAATGATGACCTCCAACCCATAAAACAAAAGATTTTCTAACACCTTTTGTTACAGGCATTACTCTATGAATCATATAAGAAGGGAATATAAATACATTTCCCTTACCTCTATTAGCAGTAATAAAGTTATCAGAACCTTTCCACATTTGTAAATCACCTCCTTCATAATCTTCTGCATCAGATAATTGTACAGTAACTGATATTTTTCTTCTTGAAGCAGCACCATTACCTATATCTTGATGCCAATCGTATTTTCCTTTTACATCTGCATGATATTCAGTGTATTGAATACATTCTGGGATTTGGGTTATATTAAATTTCCATAAATTATCATTTGCTCGTGTAATCATACTAGCTAATTTACTATATAACCATTCCCAATTTTTATCTTGTGGAATCCATTTTATTCTAGATTTTCTAATGCTTTCTTCTAATTCATTACCATTTACAACTCCATCTACAAAATTTA